CATGAGCCTGTTCCTCAAGGGCAGGACCATCCGCTGCTGGCGCATCCCCCGATTTGAAAAGCAGGACGCACCGTTCACCACACAAACCGTAAGCACCGAAGGGAGCCCATTTTGATACTCAAGATTGATGGATACGACGACGCAATCATTGGCCCCGCACTGATCTGGGACGGCCACGGCCGAAGGATCTCGGTGCTGGTCTACAGCGCAGAGCAAATCCGCTCGATACTCATGGACCGCGACGGCATGGACGAGGAAGAAGCTAGAGAGTTCATCGAGTTCAACATCGAGGGCGCTTACATGGGCCCGCACACCCCAGTGCTGGTTTGGCAAGATGACATGTACGACGAAGAAGAAGAAGATTTCTGATGTACACTGATTTCGGCCTAGCTCGACGGAGCGAAAAGCAGTATCCCTTGCTGTCTGGCCAACTTTTTCAAGGACTGTTTTCAAAGGGGAAACAATGCAGGACAAACTCTGCGAGTGTGGCTGCGGCATGAGGACACTTATCGCCGTACGTACTCGATCATCTCGAGGCCAGAAAAAAGGTGAACCTCTTCGGTTTATCAACGGCCATAATGCGCGACTTTTTGATTCCGATGAACAGCAGAGAAGGGCTTCTTTTCGAGACCCCGATAGCCTTCGATATACCGGAAGTCGTGACAATTACATCAAGCTTAAAGGCCGACACATGCATCGTGTCGTCATGGAACAAGTGCTTGGTCGCAAACTTCTTCCGGGGGAGGTTGTTCATCACCACGACGGTGATAAATGGAACAACGACCCCTCAAATCTTTCTGTGATGACACAGGCCGATCACCTTCGGGTCCACAATCAAATACGCTGGCACGGACATGCACAAAATCATTGAATCAGGAAAGGAGCAAGGGCTGAAGCCTGTGGGTCACACCCACAAGGTCTTCGGCCCTCCGTAACTAGGATCCGGAAAAACAACCTACCTGCTCAACGTAGTTGACAGGGAACTGACAGCAGGGATTTCACCTGCAAGTATTGGCTACTTTTCTTTCACCAGAAAGGCTGCCAACGAGGCACGGGACCGTGCTGTCAGCAAATTTCCTGCGCTGAACGCCAAGACGGACTTCCCGTACTTTCGCACCCTGCACTCGCTGGCCTTTCATGCGCTCAATACGCGCACGGATGACATCATGCAGGCAGAGCACTTTCGGGAGTTTGCAACTCAGGCAGGCATCGAGCTGTCCACCTCACGCGACGAAGAGGACGCGGTGGTCAAGGCCGACAACCCGATCCTCAACGAGATCAACTTGGCACGCATCCGCGGCATTGACCTGAAGACCCACTACAACCAATCCGGGCTGGACATCGAGTGGTACCACTTTGAGTTTGTCGAGCGCACCTACCGCCACTACAAGCAAAGCCGAAGTCTTCTGGACTTCACCGACCTGCTGGAGATGATCTGCGCCAATCCATCCCGCCTGCCCCTGCTCGAGTGCCTGATCGTGGACGAGGCGCAAGATTTGTCCCGCCTTCAATGGAATCTTGTCGAAGCGCTGGCCCAACGATCAAAGCGCGTCTTCATTGCCGGCGACGACGACCAAGCGGTCTTCACGTGGGCCGGAGCCGATGTCAAAAGCTTCTTGGCCTACAGCGGCGAGATCACCGTCCTCAACCAGTCCTACCGCGTCCCTCTAAGCGTCCACCATCTGGCCGACAACATCGTTCAGCGTATCGGTGAGCGCCAAGAAAAGACGTGGAAGGCACGGGACTACGAGGGCGGTGTCTACACGTACTACCGCCATGAAGACATACCCGTGGACCAAGGACAGTGGCTGATCATGGCATCCACCAACTACATGCTCAATCCGATCCATGACTGGCTCAAATCCATGGGCGTCTTATTCGAGCGTAACGGCGTTCCAAGCCTGCCCGAGGGGGTAGCCAGCGCCGTGGTCGATTGGGAGCGCCTGCGCAAGGGCCAAGAGGTCTCAGCGGCATCCCTGCGCAATATCTACCGGCTGCTGGGCACAAACGTGGCCAAAGGCTTTCGCACGCTGCGCGGGATTGACGAAAACGGGTTTTACGACATAGAAGAGCTGATCAGGGACCACGGCCTGCTGGTGGACTTTGTCTGGCATCAGTCGCTCATCAAAATATCGGATGACAAGCGGGAGTACCTGATCGCGCTGCTGCGGCGGGGCACCAAGCTCTCCGAGCCGGTCCGCATCAAGGTCTCCACCATCCACGGAGCAAAAGGCGGGGAGGCGGACAATGTCATGCTGCTCATGGACCTTTCCCCGAGGTTTGCCAAAGAGTACGCCACCAATGCCGATAACATCCACCGCCTGTTTTACGTAGGCGTTACCCGTGCCAAGCAGACGCTGCATCTGGTTCTTCCAAAACAAATAGAAAAAGGCTTTCGGCTATGAGAACCCTGCCCATGTTCCCCATCAACTCCGAGTGGGTTGCACCGCAAACTTTCCCTAACCTTTCCACAGCCAAAGAGATCGCCATCGATCTGGAAACGTGCGACCCTAACCTCGAATCCTTCGGTCCCGGCTGGCCCCGCAACGATGGGTATCCTGTGGGATACGCCGTGGCTGTTGACGGCTGGTCCGGCTACTTCCCCGTGGCCCATGAGGGCGGCGGCAACCTTGACAAGCGCATGGTTGAAAAGTGGATGAAAGATGTCATGACTACGCAAGCCGACAAGATCATGCACAACGCGGCGTACGACATCGGCTGGATGCGGGCTGCCGGCATTGACAAGATCAACGGCCGGATCATCGACACCATGCTGGCAGCGCCCGTGCTCGACGAGAACCGCTTCTCTTACAGCCTGAATTCTCTGGGCTTTGACTACCTCAAAGAGATCAAGAGTGAGCAGGGCCTAAAGCAGGCGGCTGCCGACTTCGGTGTGCATCCCAAGAAAGAACTCTGGAAACTGCCGGCCATGTATGTAGGAGAGTACGCCGAGCAAGACGCAGCGCTCACCCTTAAACTCTGGCAGCACTTCAAGATCAAGCTCAAGCAAGATGAGTGCGAAGCCATCTTTGATCTCGAGACGCGGGTCTTTCCTGCCCTCTTGGACATGACCAGCCGCGGCATCCGCTTTGACCGTGTCAAGTGCGAGCGCCTGATCGGCCAGTTGCAAAAGAGGGAGACCGAGATCTACAAGGAGATGCGCAACATGGCGGGGCAAAGCGTAGACATCTGGACCGCCCAGAGCATTGCGCTGGCCTTTGACCGCCTGAACCTGCGCTACGCCAAGACCGATGCCGGAGCACCGAGCTTTACCAAGGGCTTCTTGGACGGATGCGACCACCCGATTGCCAAGCTCATCGTCGAAGCACGGGAGACCAACAAGACCCACAGCACCTTCCTCCAGCCATACCTGAAGTTCAGCGAGAAGACCGGCCGCATCCACCCCAGCGTGAACCAGTTGCGCTCCGACGATGGCGGCACGATCACCGGCCGGCTGTCCATGGCCAACCCCAACCTTCAGCAGGTCCCCGCCCGACACGAAATCATCGGCCCGATGGTGCGTAGCCTCTTCCTGCCCGAAGAAGGGCAATTGTGGGCATCAAATGACTTCTCGGCCCAAGAACCACGGCTCTTGGTGCATTACGCATCGCTTTTGAGCTTGCCCGGATCTGAGGACATGGTCGAGGCCTACAAGAACAACCCAAACACCGACTTCCACCAGATGGTCGCAGACATGGCTGGAATCAAGCGCAAAGCCGCCAAAACGATTGGTCTGGGGCTCATGTACGGCATGGGCAAAAACAAGCTTGCAGCGCAGCTGGATCTGGACATTAACGAGGCATCCGCGCTCATCGAGAAGTTCCACCAGAATGTGCCCTTCCTCAAGGGTACGATCAATGCCGTTATGAAGCGGGTCGAGCATCCCAACTCCGGCGGCGCAATCCGTACGCTGCTGGGCCGCAAGTGCCGCTTTCCACTGTGGGAGCCCAGCGAGTGGGGTGTCAACAAGGCGCTGCCTTACGAGCAGGCAGTCATTGCTTACGGCTCAAGGATCAAGCGGGCTGGCACGTACAAGGCCGTGAACAAGCTCATCCAAGGGTCCGCCGCGGATCAGGTGAAGATGGCAATGATCAAGCTCAGAGAAGCAGGATTTCAGTCCATGCTGCAAGTGCATGACGAGCTTGCCCTGAGCGTGAACAACAGGGAGGAGGCGCTGGCTGCTGCGGAAATCATGACCAAGGCGGTTACGCTGGAAGTGCCCAGCCGCTGTGATGTGGAGATCGGCCCCAGCTGGGGCGAGGCAAAGTAAGGCAAAAGAAAAGGGCCCCGCGGGGCCCTTTCTACTGGAACAAAGATTTGATCTTCTGCCACAGGGTTTTTGCTTCCTCCGGCTTCTGATCAAACAGATCCTGCTGCAGCTGCGAGAACCGATACTCTCCCGAGCCCTTGCCAGCGACAAGTTCGACGCCGACGATGGACCGCGCAGCAAGGGACAGGCCCGCCTTGCGGATCATGGCACTGCTCATATTCACCTCCTTTGCAATCTCGCTCGTCTTGCCCGAAGCGTGCAGACGCAGATACGATTGCAGTGCCGACTGCGCCAACTGCGATTTGGTCATCTGAATGCTGTTCATTTGAGGCCTTCGAGTTCAATCAGCAGATCGACTTCATGCTTGATCTTCTCGAGATCCTTCAGGCCGTCCTTGCTGCGCCAACGGCTGATGCGCTTGACGATACAGCCTTCAAGGAACGACAGCCTGTTAGCAGTGATGAACTCCACCGGCTGGATTTTCATGTGCTTGTAGTGGTCGCCCGATACCTGCACGTTCAAAGCATTGACAGGGACAGGAATTTCAGCAGGAAATTTTCCTTCCTCATCTTCGACCTCGGCAGGGACCATCTTTGCCGGAGCAGCCTTCTTGTACATCTCCTTGATGATCATGCATGTGTAGGGGTATGACGTATCAAATTTTTCAGCAACACTTCGCATAGCTGCACTTGGATTTTTTTCCACAAATTCCCGAATGGCTTGGGCTTTAGATTTCGCAGTCTTTGTTCTCATAGCAATGCATCCTCGTAGTCTGGTTTTGGTTTAGGAATCTTCCGGTTCAACTGCTCCAGCAGCGCACCTTCAACACGGGTAAAAGGCCACCAAGCACGCATATCTTCTTGCGTCAATGGGACCGATGGATTCTTATCGTTCATTGTTTTTCGGCTCGACCTTAAAGGGCCGGCCCGCTCCTAGTTTTTCTTTATCCATACGAACCAGCAGCCCGTTCAGCATGCTGAACCGGTGCATCTTCGCGCATTCGTAACGCCTGTGCAGGCCTGTCGTGCGCTTGCGTGTTTCAATAACCGAGGTCCAAGAACCACATTCCGGACACTTCATTTTGACTTCTTCCCCGCGCCGCTGTACACATTAAAAGTCTTCGGCTTCATTGAAATCATCAGCGAGGTTTTGCTGTTGATCCCCACCGTACCGTAGGCTGGATCACCGACCCGAATCCTCTCGATGGCCTTGGTCGAAGCAATGCTTCTTTTTCTCGAAGTATTGTTCTCATCGAGTTTTTCTCCTCGGCGCTCACGCTCCTCATCGGTAAAGCGTTTCCAATCAAAAGCATTGGCGGGCTTGGTGGTTGTATCTTTCAAAATAAAACAGTCTCTCTTGTAGTCGTATTGAAGCAGGTCAAGCATTATCCATCTCCTCAACGCAGACTTCACCCGGGTCATACCCGATGTCTTGGTAGACAAAATAGTAGACATCTTCCAAGGACTCTGCCTCGATCTCGTACTCATCGCGCCGGCCAGAATCGTAGTTCACAAAAACTTTAAAATTCTTCATTCTTCTTTCCTTTTCTTTGGTAGGGGACACCAGTGTGTCCAAAAGTCATCGCCGTCATAATTGCCGTAGTGAGCAACACCGCCACGGCCCAAAAGCTGAAGCTTCACGGACCGCGGAGTGTCCTCATCAATCGGTATCCAGTACGTGTCTGTGGATACCGCTACCGTATGGGCCGAGTTGATTGTGTGGGTCACAACGCAGTACCCTTCTTGGCACACGGCCAAGTCTTACCCATGAAATAAATAATGATGGCATCGGCCGACAGATGACGCACCGCAGGGTTGTTCTCCAAGTACTTCTGGGTCATGTCAGCCATTTGCCCCAAAGTCATCGTGCTCGGAGAGCAGAAGGTCACCCCCACATGGGCATCATAGACACCGGCTACATAACCACGGCTCACGCCCCAGTCCACGTTGTTGCCAGCAGTCTCCGCCTTCTTGAAGATGTCCAGCAGCTTGTTGCCATCGAACATCTGCGCCTGCGCAGGCAGGGCCAGCAGCGCGGAGAAGAGTAGTGCGTATCTCATGTGTTCTCCTTGAGTTGTTTAACAACGTCCTCAAATCTATCCAACCACCACGATGCTGTCTTGCCATCAAGCAGGGGATTGTTCTGGGCGGGACGCATTTCTTTAATGGCTTGCAAAACCTTGTCGTAGTCACTCATGTGTTCTCCTTGAGTTTGGCTTCGGCTCTAGCGTCCATGCAGTCCTTACAAATAAACTTCATTAAGCCGGGATACGTTTTTATGTGCCCGCCGACAGAAGATTTTGACTTCTGGCACTTCCAACACATTTTTAGCGCGTTGTTCATCTGCTGCTTTACGTTGAGCAGAAGGTTGACCGTACTTAAATTTTCAGCAACGATGTTTTTAACTCCACTGCCCCTCATGTGTTCTTCTCCTTAATCATTTTCAAAACATCCT